TTATCCTTGGGGTGCACCTGCAGGTCTTAACCGCGGTATAATTACCGGTATCGTTGATCTTGCAATTAACCCACAACAAAAACAACGTGACCTTCTCTATAAGGTATCAATTAACCCAGTAGTAAACTTCCCACAGGAAGGCTTTACAATTATGGGTCAAAAGACCTTATTAAAGGCTCCAAGCGCATTTGACCGTATTAATGTACGTCGTCTATTCTTATATCTAGAAAAGTCAGTACTTAATACAACCAAGTACTTCGTATTCGAGCCAAACACATCATTCACTCGCAATCGCTTAGTAAACACCATTACCCCAGTATTCGATTTAGCAAAGAACACTCAGGGCGTATATGATTACTTGATTGTATGCAATGATACTAATAACACTGCTGATGTAATTGATGATAATACACTTGTTGTAGATATCTACATTAAGCCAACACGTTCGATCAACTTCATTCAGTTGAACTTCGTGGCAGTTCGCACTGGCGTTTCGTTCCAAGAGGTAGTGGGCGCAGTCTAAGGACTGCGTTTCACTTCGGAGGAGAATAAGCAATCATGGCATTTAATCTCGATCAGTTCCGCAATACGCTTATCAACGGCGGTGCGCGTCCCGCGCTCTTTGAAATGGAGCTTCGGTGGCCGACTGCGGTCACCACGGGCTCGTTGGCATCGCAGTTGTCACGCTTCTTGGTGCAGGTCTCAGAAATTCCCGCATCAACGATTGCGCCAGTAGTAGTGCCGTATTTCGGTCGGAAGCTCAATTACATGGGCGACCGCACCTTTGCGCCACTTACCGTCACGGTGATGAACGATGAAAACTTCGCTCTTCGTCGTGCTTTTGAAGAGTGGATGGATCGGATGTCAGGACACAAGTCCGCAACATCACAGTTCCGTGGGGGCAACGGCAGTAATGGGTTTACTACCAACCTCAGCGTGACACAGTTTTCTCGTGAAGGCAAGCGTCTTCGTACATACGAATTCATTGGCGCATTTCCAACCAACCTTGCGCCAATTTCGCTCGATTGGAACACCACGGATACGATTGAAACGTACACCTGCGAATTCACCTATCAGTGGTGGGAAGTTGCGGGTCAGATTCCGACTCGCGATAATCCGTCGTTGACGATTGACGTGGGTATTGGCGTCAACGCCTAATTCTAACATGGATTCCGAGGAGCATCCGTAAGGGTGCTCCTCAGAAAGTGAAGCTATGCCACGCCTTTTTGGCTTCGAGTTTGAGTTCAATCGAAAGTCATCAGCGCCCACATCGTCGCTGGTGTCGCCAACCTCGAACGCAATCAGTTTCGTACCACCCGATAATCAAGACGGTGCCTTAAACGTCCAGTTTGGCACCGCTGGTGGCTATTTCGGCTACTACCTCGATCTCGATGGGACTGTCGTTGATGACTTTCAGCTTATCAACCGCTACCGTGAAATGCAGATTGTGGCAGAAGTCGATGAAGCCATCGACCAGATTGTCAACGAGATTGTCGTGCAGGACTCCGCACGAATGCCCGTCTCATTGAACTTGGACTATGTGGATTTGGGTGAAGACCTCGAAGCCCGTATTCAGGCCGAGTTCGCCAACATTCTCAAGATGCTCAATTTCCACCGCGATGCATACAGCATCGTGCGGCAGTGGTATGTGGACGGCCGTCTCTACTTCCACTGCGTGGTGGATGAAGCTGCACCCAAAGACGGCATTCAAGAACTGCGGCTTGTCGATCCGCGTACCATTCGGAAGGTGCGTGAAGTCGCCCGCAAACGCCATCAGCAGGGACAGTTTGATATCGTCGAAGTCGTACGAGAGTACTACGTGTACAATCCGATGGGCTTCGTTGCGCCAACCAACCTTTCAGGGTCTACCAACCCAACGGCTGCCCTGCTGAACTATAACGGCATTCGCATCACGACGGACGCGATTGCGTTCTGCCCCTCGGGACTGTACGACGCGAACAAGCGCACTGTGCTTTCGTGGCTGCACAAAGCCATCAAGCCGCTGAACTTGCTGCGCATGATCGAAGACTCGTGTGTCGTCTATCGTGTCTCGCGTGCGCCAGAACGTCGCGTGTTCTACATCGATGTTGGGAACCTCCCAAAGCAGAAGGCCGAGCAGTATCTCTACGACATCATGCAGCGGTATCGAAACAAGCTCGTGTACGATGTCGCGACGGGTGAAATCCGCGACGACCGCAAGTTCATGTCGATGTTGGAAGACTTCTGGTTGCCGCGTCGTGAAGGTGGCAAAGGTACCGAAATTCA